GGAAGTCGACTTCGCCGTCGGCCGCACGGTGAATGTGTGCATCCCGCCGCAAAAATGCGTCGGCTTGCCATCCTGATTCGAACCTTGCACGAGTCCATACTCAAAATTGGAAACGCTGAGTTCCCCGGTCGGCAGCGAATTCACCTACGCAGCTGGAGACAGATCGCTCGGCTGGCACCCCAGCATTTCGCGGCTATTGGCCAATGGCCGGGAAATCTCTCTAAATAGAGGACTGCGTGGTGGCGGACGCAGTCGTAGTCGAACCTGTCTCCAAGGCAAATTTCCGAATAACAGGGAAAAATACAGGGAAAATCCGAAAATCAAGCCTGAAATGACGACGACATCATCATTAAACGTAGCATCCATAGGGGTTTTAGTGAAATTCCTTGTGCAAATTAACAGGGAACGATTTCGGCATAACAGGGAAACTATGAGCAAATAACAGGGAAAACCTCTTCAATTTGCCAATTCGCCTTTCGTTCGCTTTACGGTACGTCAGTCGACCTTTTGGCGTGGCGAAATCCCCACCTCGTCATCACGCGTAGCTGCCGTTGCGGCATCTTGAAAGTGGTGGGTAACTGCTCTTCGGCGCCGATGTTGAAGGCGAGCCATGGCCGCACTGAAGATTACGTATAAAGACCCCGGTCAACTGAGGCCGCGGGCAAGGAATCCACGCACGCACACGGCAAAACAAATCAAGCAGAATGCAGCGAGCATCAAAGAATTCGGATTTATCAGTCCTATCCTCATTGATGGTGCCGACGGAATCATCGCGGGGCATGGCAGGGCCGAGGCAGCGAAGCTCATCGGCATGACTGACGTCCCAACCGTGCGCGTTGACCATCTGAGTCCGGCTCAGATCCGCGCATATGTTATTGCTGACAATAGACTCGCCGAAAATGCCGGATGGGATCAAGCACTTCTAACGCTCGAACTCCAGGAGCTCTCGGTTGAACTAAATTTCGATGTCACAGTCACCGGCTTCGAGACTGCCGAAATCGATCTTCTCATCAGTGAACTGAACGAAGATACCCCCGATGAGGCGGATGACGTTCCTGAGGTTGACCGTTCGGTGCCTGCGGTCTCGCGCCTGGGTGATCGTTGGCGCATCGGCGATCATGTTTTGCTCTGTGGCGACGCCTTGAACAAGAACAGTTACGTAAAGCTCCTCGGCGCGCAAAAAGCTCAAATGGTGTTCACAGACCCTCCCTATAATGTCGCGATTGCCGGGAACGTGTCAGGTCTTGGCAAAGTAAAGCACCGCGAATTCGCGATGGCTTCCGGTGAAATGAGTCCCCACGAGTTCACCAAATTTCTGGAGACGGCGTTTATGCGCCTCGCCGATTTCAGCACCAACGGCTCGATACACTTTATTTGTATGGATTGGAGGCACATGCGCGAGCTGTTAGAGGCGGCCGCAAAACCATACAGCGAGCTCAAAAATCTTTGTGTTTGGTCGAAGACTAACGCCGGCATGGGCAGCCTCTACCGATCGCAGCATGAGCTGATATTTGTTTTCAAGAAAGGTACCGCGCCACATGTCAACAATGTCGAGTTGGGGCGGTTTGGTCGCAATCGCACAAACGTCTGGAATTATCCAGGGGTGAACACCTTTGGCAAAGACCGCGGTACCGAACTTGCCATGCACCCGACGGTCAAGCCCATGGCGCTGGTTGCCGACGCGATTCTGGATTGCTCCAAGCGCGGGGGAATCATTCTCGACGTCTTCGCCGGTAGTGGTACGACTTTGATCGCAGCCGAAAAGACCGGACGGCACGGCTATGGGATTGAAATAGATCCCCACTACGCCGATACCATTATCCGCAGGTTCGACGAGGTGTACGGCCTCAAGGCGATACACGCAGAATCTAAGCTCGATTTTGAGGGTTTGAGAAACGAGCGATCCGAGGAGAAACGCCATGGCCAAAAAGCGAAAAAAGGTAAGGGGCACCGCACAAACAGTCGGCCGCGGTAACCCACCCAAACACACGCAATTTCGCAAGGGCACGACCGGCAATCCAAAGGGCCGACCAAAGGGCTCCAAAAACCTCAGCACTTACATCATGGAGGCCGCTCGCGACCACGTCACCGCGACGGTGGGTGGGAGAACTCGAAAGATTTCGAAGATACAAGCGACGACGATGCAGCTCGCTACAAAGGCTGCGAGCCGCGATCAAGCGGCGATGGGTAGGTTCCTCGACTGGGTTGACGAAATTGAAACCCGTGCCGCCACCGTTAAGCCGACCCAGTTTCCGCTCAGTGCTCCCGACATCGAAGTCCTCCGGGCGGCCTATGAGCGAATGAAACAATGCGACCCAGAGAAACCTGGGGAATAAGATGGCGCCCTCCCCGGCCAATATGTACGCGGATGTGCTGCGGCACGATCTATGTGCATTCATCCATCGATCATTTCTGGAGTTAAATTCTCATACGCCATTTCTTTCTAACTGGCACATCGAAGTGCTGGCAGCGAAACTGGAGGAAGTCAGGCGAGGTAGCTGCAAGCGCCTCATAGTCAATGTACCGCCTCGTCACCTCAAATCCCATGCGATATCAATCGCTTTTCCTGCATGGGTACTGGGGCATGAACCTACCAAACAGATTTTGTCCGTAACCTACGCGCAGGATCTCTCCGACAACCTTGCCCGGAAGTCACGGACCCTCATGACGAGCTCGTTCTATGAAGGGCTCTTTGATACCCGGCTTTCGAAAGGGCGTGAGGCTGTCTCGGATTATGAAACGACCGACGGCGGATATCGACTTTCGACGTCCATAGGCGGTGTCCTAACGGGCCGCGGAGCTGACATTATCATTATCGACGACCCACTAAAGGCGGACGACGCCCTGTCTGAACCCCGCCGCCGGTCCGTGAATGAGTGGTATGACAACACACTGCGCAGCCGCCTCAACAGTCAGGAAAAGGGCGCGATTATCATCGTCATGCAGCGCTTGCATGCCGATGATCTCGTTGCCCACGTTCAGGAACATGAGCCGTGGGATGTGCTGTCGTTCCCTGCCATCGCGGAACAGGACGAGACCTACGACTTCTTAACACCCTACGGCCGCAAGCGAATACATCGAAAGAATAGCGAAATACTGCAACCAGCTCTCGTATCGTTGACCACGTTGGAGTCTCAGCGTCACGCGATGACTGAGTACAATTTCACAGCGCAGTACCAACAGGATCCACAACCGCCCTCCGGCATCATCGTCAAACGGGAATGGCTGAAGTTCTACGGCCCCAACGACAAGCCGGAGCGGTTCGATCAAACCGTTCAGAGCTGGGATACCGCAAACAAGGATTCCGAGCTTGCCAATTTTAGCGTTTGCACCACCTGGGGCTTGAAAGATCAGCACCTTTTTCTTCTTGATGTCTTTCGCCGCAAGCTCAATTTCCCGGACCTCAAGCGCGCCGTCAGAGAATTAGCGACGCTTCATCACTCAAGTATCGTCTTGATCGAAGATAAAGCTTCTGGAACATCGTTGATCCAAGAATTGCGCGCTGACAATTTTTCACTCGCGCAGGCGGCGCCTGCCATTGATGGTGACAAAGTCATGCGCTTGCGCGCACAAACAGCAAAAATAGAAGGCGGGTTTGTTCTCTTCCCAAAGGAAGCACACTGGCTCGATGCCTATTTGCTCGAGCTAGTGACTTTTCCAAACTCGAAGAATGACGACCAGGTCGATTCCACGGTCTTTGCGCTGGCCTGGAGCACGTTAAATCCGTCTTGGCCTGGTTGGACCGACGAGAGCCTTGACGGGTTAGCTCGGTTAGACGCGGGGTTGGCCTTCGGTCGGCTCTTTGGCTGAGCGTCATGACAAACCCACATCCCCGCTTGCAATTTATTTTGCTCACATATCGACCACCTGCACCACTGGCGTTCAACCCATTCCTAGGTGTACCGAAAATCAGATTCGGAAATATTGGTGGTGAGGTCTACCGAGAACGGGTTGTGATGTGATGGCGCCGAGATGCTGAATCGCGCGATGCAACGGGGCGTCCTTGTTCAGAGATCGATGGGTCCTCGCCTCATTATAGTAGGCAGCATGGTAGGCAGCATACGCGCCTACGATTCGGCACAGGTGCGCTTCACCAAACACGATCATGTGGTCCAGGAATTCCCGGCGGATCGAGCCGATGAGCCTCTCGATATATGCGTTTTGCCACGGTGATCGGGGTGAGATCGGTCGATCCCGAATCCCCATGGCGCGCAGACGGTGCACGAAAACTGGCCCGTACGAGGCGTCCCGATCCCTGATGGGGTATCGAGGCGCATGGTCCCACGGGAAAGCCTCGGTGACTCGGCGCGAGATCCACTCCGCGGTTGGGTTTGCTGTTACGCCAAACGATACCCAAAGTCGTCGTCCGTGTCGTATGATAACAAGACAATAGAGAATCTAGAACGCGATCGTTGGCAGGACAAAAAGGTCGATCGCCGCGATGCCGTCGGTATGGTTTCTGAGAAACGTCCTCCAGCCCTGAGACTGTGGCCGACAGCGGCGACACATATACCGAGCGACTGTCGACTGAGCGACATCGAAGCCGAGCTTAAGCAGTTCGCCATGAATGCGTGGTGCGCCCCAGAGCGGGCTCGCCCGGCTCATATCGCCAATGAGCGTGCGCAGCTCAGCCGAGACCTTCGGTCTGCCAACACGGTTGCGCGATCGCCAGCGGCCAATACGCCCGAAACCCAGCACGGTGCCAGCGAATGATCGTTTCCGGCCTGACAATTGCAACCGCACCCAGGACGGAGGGAAACCAGCGATAGAGCCAAACGAACAGAAAACGATCGGTATTGTTTAGATCTGGTCGCTTCGGCATCCGCCGGCGAAGCACGTTGATCTGTTGCCGCAGAACCAGATTTTCAGCCTCCAGCTTTGCTCTCGACCTAAAGAGCGAAGCCAGGACGCCTAGAATCAGCTTGAGCAGATCAGTCATTAGGCCGCAAGCTTACCCCGTCCGTTCCCTGCGTCTACGTCGAATCGAATTTTCGGTACACACAGGTATCCACTGAGCCTGCAAGCGCGCTGGAGCCCGGTCCGGCCAAGCCGGATTGGATACTGTGGATATAATGCACTGGCACCTCACTATGAAAGGTTGTACGTTGTAGGCCATTATCCAGAATGGTGTGGGGGGCGGTGTGAATATTTATCCGGCGTGCGATTTCCGCGACAGCCGGGCTATCTCGCCCTTCCAAAACAATCGCGCGATCACAGACGAAACGTCGCGTTTCATATTTTCCGTTCGATCTAATGCCCTGCTCGGTCCCGAGCGGGAACTGAGAACCGTTGTCTTACCGGCCGCTTTCGGAGCGGCGGAGGAGCGGAACATAAATCTTCGCACGAGGAGGCAGTCGTGACGGTCCATCCTACTTTTCCCGGAGTCTACGTTCAGGAAGTTCCCAGCGGCGTGCGGACGATCATGGGCGTCAGCACCTCGACCGCGTTGTTCGTCGGCAGATCGGCGCGAGGGCCGATGTCCAGTCCGGTCCGTTGCTTGAGCTACACGGATTTCGTCAGAACTTTCTCGGACGACACCAGCGCCGGCGCGCTCGCCAGCTACGTGAAGCTGTTCTTCCTCAACGGCGGAACGGATTGTTACATCATGCGCATCGCCAATGGCGCAAAGAAATCCTATGTGACGCTGCTGAACGATGCCGGCAATCCGGTGCTGAAGCTGATTGCCAAAGACCCGGGCTTGGCGGGCGAGTTGATCCGGGCGGCCGTCACCTATAACGGCGTCCAACCGGAAATCACCTTCAACCTCGACCTGTTCCGCTGGGTGGTGGATTCCGCCGGCAACCGGACAAAGCAGGGCGCCGAAAGCTTCAAGAACCTGTCGATGGACCCGAACTCGCCGCTGTATGCGGTCGCTGTGATCACACAGAACTCAAAGCTCGTTTCGGCGGAGTTACCAGGTGCCGCCCTCACCGCAAGTCCAGGGTTCTCCCTCTCCGGACGGCAGGTGGGTGCGAGCACCGCCAACTTCACAACAAACTTCGTGCCACTCTTGAGGAAGAAATTCCAACTCAGCGTCGGTGGAAGTCCGTACAAAGAAATCGACCTGACAGGACTCACGGCAGGCGAAACTGAGGTTAGCGCCACACCAAAGATTCAGGCGGCGCTGGATAACCAATTTCCCCCGGCGAACACGGTAAAAGCGAGCTTCGTACCCCCAGCTGGGCCCATGAAGCGGCTGAAGCTAGAATCGGCCGGCAACGATGTGCTGGTGCAAAGCGCGGCGACGAACGACATGTGCGTCGCGCTAATGATGGGCACCGCCAACGGGGGACTCGAGGTGGGCGCCTGGGCATCCATGCGGCCGGCCGCCAACGGGGTTGTCTTTAACGCAGATCTGGCGGCGCTTAATGCCTGGGAGAGCGCGGCGCCCGCATCTACCATTACCCTGGATCTACAGAACCCGGACGCAGCCTCGCCTGCAATCCCCCTCAACATACTCGCGGCCGACACCGCCCAACAAAAACGCGCGAAAGTGCGCGACGCGATCAATGCCTATTCGCCTGCGGCTCCGGCCCTCAAAAAATGGTCGGCGGAACTATGGGGATCGCGATTGGCGCTGATTCCAACCGACGTCGATGACAACTTCGCGGCACCGTCATTCGCGACCACATCGGGCGTCGCCTTTCAGAAAAACGTCCACTACTACAGCGTCGGCGTTAGCGGGCTTGGCGTCGCGCCGGCCAAGCAGACGCCGGCTGCGCCGGCCAATATCGGATTCGACGGTGATCTGCCGAGGGCCGGCGACTACGACGACGCCTATTTGGTCATCGACAAGGAAGTGGACCTGTTCAACCTGATGGTGCTGCCGCCGGACGCCTATGTGGCGATGGACCAGATCTACCCCAACGCCAGTGTCTTCTGTCAGCAGCGCCGGGCATTCCTTTTGATGGATGCGCCGCCGGGATGGTCCGGTGCGCAAACACCCGCCACCGGGGTAGCAGGTCTGCGCATTGGGCTATCAAAGCAATACAGCGCGCTGTTCTATCCACGCCTGATGATCGACGACAAAGGCTTGCAGAAGTTCGTCGGCCCATCGGGCGCGATCGCCGGCCTGTGCGCGCGCATCGACGGCACGCGCGGCGTGTTCAAGGCGCCGGCCGGTACCGAGGCGGATCTGCGCGGAATTCTCGGCGTCGAGCAACGGTTCACCGATGGCGAGAACGGCGTCCTCAATCAGCGCGCGATCAACACGATCCGGGTGTTTCCCAACGGCATCGTCAATTGGGGCGCGCGGACGATGGACGGCGATGACGATTTTGCCAGCGAGTACAAATACATTCCGATCCGCCGCCTCGCGTTGTACATGGAGGAAAGCCTCTATCGCGGCCTGAAATGGGTGGTGTTCGAGCCGAACGACGAGCCGCTCTATGCGCAAATCCGGCTCAATGTCGGCTCCTTCATGCACGACCAGTTCCGCCAGGGGGCATTCCAGGGCAGCACGCCCAAGGATGCCTATTTCGTCAAATGCGACCGCGAAACCACGACGGAGTCCGACCGCAACCAGGGCATCGTCAATATCTGGGTCGGATTCGCGCCGCTCAAACCGGCCGAGTTCGTCATCCTCTACCTGCAACAGATGGCCGGCCAAATTCAGGTCTAGCGCCGAAGGGAGTTC